GTATCATAATCAAATTTATAAATTATGGACTTTAAAAACACAGATTGGAACAAAGCCGTTCAAAACACACTGGCTGATTACGAAAAAAGAAAAACATCCGATTCTTCAGGAGAAAGAAAAGAAGTAGATTTAAGTAAATATTTTACTTTAGCATTACCTCAGGGTAAAAACTCAGGAGAAATGGTATTTAGAGTAATGCCAATTTCTATTGATGAAGATGGAATACCAAAATGGTATGAAATCGCAAAATTTCACAACTTAAAAATTGGTAGCAAATGGTCAAAACTTTATGACCCAGAGCAAGATGGTGAAGAATCACCACTTAATTTAATGTACAGAACATTAATTAAGAGTGGTGAAAAAGAAGACAGAACATTAGCCAATAGTTACAAATCACGTGATTTTTATATCGTTAGAGGTATCGAGCGCGGCAAAGAACACGAGGGTGTTAAATTTTGGAGATTCCCTAAACCAAGTGATGGATCGGGTATTATGGATAAAATCGCACCAATGATTAAAAGATTAAATGAAAAAAATCCAGGTTCTGGTGCTTTTTATAATCCAAATCAATCTGGTCGTGATCTTGTGATAACAGTTGTTAGAGATTTATCTAAAGGTTACACAAAAGTATCTCAAATTATGTTTGACGAACCAAATGCACTTAGCGATGATCCTAATTTGGTTAATGAGTGGTTAAACAATCCGTTAACTTGGAAAGAGTTGTACAGGAAAAAACCTTTGGAGTATTTGGAAATTGTCGCACAAGGTGGTGAACCTATTTGGGATAGCGAATCTAAGAAATTTATCGCTAAAGCAGATGATTATCAAATACCAACACATGCGGCTCCATCACAATCAAATACATACAAGGAGCCAACCGACATAATGTCTAATAACGATGATAGTGAACCTATCAGTATTGACACTGAAGATTTACCATTTTAATCGTAAATCTTATTATAACATGGGGTATTAATTTATACCCCATTTTTTTTAATTAAAAATTTAAAACAAATATATGGCAGTAAAGAAAAAAGAATTTTCTTTTGATGATTTCAAAAAGAAAATGAGTACAACTACAAAATACAAACCAGATTTATTCCTATCATGTGGTGAAGCTTTCTTAGAAGCATCTGGTATTCCAGGACCTTGCATGGGTCATATTAATATGTTATTAGGTCATACAAATACTGGAAAAACAAGTGCCTTAATATCAGCGGCTGTTGATGCCCAAAAAAAAGGTATATTACCAATTTTTCTAATAACAGAAAAAAAATGGAGTTTTGATCATTGCCAATTAATGGGAATGGATATTGCAAAATCTGAAGACGGTGAATGGGAAGGTTTTTTCTTATATCGCGATGACTTTAATTATATTGAACAAGTAACCGATTATATTAATGAAATTTTAGATAAACAAGACAAAGGTGAGTTACCATACGATGTTTGTTTCTTCTGGGATTCTGTTGGTTCGGTTCCATGTAAAATGACTTGGGAAGGCAAAGGTGGTAAACAACATACCGCTGGTGTTTTAGCTGAAAAAATCAACATGGGTATTAATCAAAGAATTAATAATACGAGAAAAGAAACATCACCTTATTTAGCGGGTCTTGTTGTATGTAATTTACCATGGGTTAAACTACCAGATTCACCAATGGGTCAACCAAAAATGAAACCAAAGGGTGGTGAAGCAATTTACCAAGCGGCTACATTAGTATTTAGATTTGGTAATGAAGCTGATGGTGGTATTTCTAAAATTGATGCTACTAAAAATGGTAGAAAAATTAATTTTGCTACTAGAACAAAAGTAACGGTTGATAAAAACCACATAAACGGTTTAGGTTATGCTGATTCACAAATTATTGTAACACCACATAAATTCATTACTAGTGATAAAAGAGATGATAAAGCTGCTTTGGATGCTTACAAAAAAGAAACAGCGGCTTATTGGGCTGAAAAAATTGGTGATACAACATTTGAATTAGAAGAATATGAAATTAAACAGAAGATTGCGTACTCAGACGAAGATTAATTCATTATTAATTGATGGTGAGGCTTTGTTAAAACAAGGATTTCATGGTGCCAAACAAGTACAAACTAAAAATGGTAGTGTTGGCACCATTTTTCATTTTATAAATACGATAAAAAGATTTTACCAAGATTATGGTATCACTAAAGTTGTTGTATTCTGGGAAGGTGAAAATTCAAAAGCATATAGACAAGCTTATTATCCCTATTATAAACAAAATAGGAATGATAAGGTAACTATCGATCAAAAACATGATTTAGATAGGCAAAGAATACGAATTAAACAGTATTTGGAAGAATTATTCATACGCCAAGTTGAGATTGATGGTTGTGAAGCCGATGATTGCATTGCTTATTATGTTAAAAATTCACCAAACGAGAGTAAAACAATTTACACTAATGATCGTGATTTATTACAATTAATGGATGATGAAACTAAAGTCTTTCTACATGGTAAAAAAATAATGATTAATGTTGATAATTTTAAAAATTATTTTGATTATCATTTTGAAAATGTTGGTCTTATTAAAATGATTGCGGGTGATAGTTCTGATAATATTTCTGGTTTAGAGGGTATCGGTGAAGATAGTGTTTTAAAAATATTTCCAGAATTAAAAAAAGAAAAAAAGACATACGATTGGATATTACAACGCGTTGATGAGTTATTAGAAAGTACACCTAAAAATAATAAATTAATTACAATCAAAGAGGGTAAAACAAAATGGGGTACATATGGTAATGATTATTTTGGTGTTATGAATAAAATTATAAATTTAAATGATTGTCCGAACGTTACTAGTGAATCTAAAGAATTAATCGATGAAATGATTAATGACTCATTATCACCTGAAGGTCGTGGTGGTATAAACGTAATAATGGAAATGATGAAAGAAGATCAATTGGTGACTTTTTTACCAAAATATGATGACGCTTTTTTTACATTTTGGTCTAGTTTTATTACCATAATCAATAAAGAAAAAAAATTATACAACAAAAGAAATAATTACCAAATAATTTGGTTTTATGATTTTTTTTGATTATTATTGTTGAAGATAAATTAAAAAAAACAAATGGATAAAATTAATAAAAAAGAGCAAAAACAATTTGAATTTACTTTATTTCTAAATGACAATATTATTGTCCAAAGATTTTTTGGTGTTAATGGTTTTAATAAAAAATCGATACATTCTTTAAATTTTAAAGAAATAATTGACAACAATCAAAATATAATACAAAATCATATGAAAAATAAAAGTTTAGATTTTTTAAATGATAATAGTAGACATTATTTTGATAACCCAAGTTATGATCAAAATGATATTAAAGACATCATGAGACTTATGGTTAAAAATAACGATAATGTTATTGCATATCGTGAGTGGGATGCTACAATTTACCCAGCTAGGGTTAGATATACAGTTGATGTTCGTGAGCATATATATAATATGATAACATCAATACAAAAATGTTTATCCGAACATAATGAAAGGTTAGAAACAACATATTTAGGTCATGATTTAAGAGTTAGAAAATAATTATGAGTTCAAAGATAATAACAATTGCTGATTTAGGTCGCGATTATCAATTAGATTTATTTCATGAAATTATAACTGACAATAAATTCGGTGAAACCGTTATTGAGGTATTAGATTCAAAACATTTTAATGTTGAATCTTATCAAAAACTAATAACAATTTTACGAAATTATCATAAGGAACATGAAACAATTTTAAATTTTCCAAATTTAAGATCACAAATACATATGGAGATTGCTCCAGAGTATTCAGCTTTAAGGTCACAATTACTAGACACCGTTCAAGAAATTGAAGATAGAAAGGTGACTAACAAAAACGTTCAAGAATACGTTACTAAGTTTTGTAAAATGCAATCACTTAAAAATGTGATTCAAGAAATTTCAAAAAAAGTAGAGCGTGGTGTCGTTGAAGATTATGATCAAATTGAGAAAAAATTAAAAGATGCCTTAATATTTAAAGAAGTTGAAGATTCAATAACACTAT